CCAGTGTATCCTGTAACACCAGTGTATCCTGTATAACCTGTATACCCAGTGTAACCTGTGTATCCTGTATATCCTGTGTATCCTGTATATCCTGTATAACCTGTATAACCTGTATAACCAGAGTAACCAGTGTATCCAGTGTATCCGCTGTATCCTGTATATCCTGTGTATCCTGTGTATCCTGTATAACCTGTGTAACCTGTGTATCCAGTTACACCTGTTCTACCTGTATAACCAGTATAACCGGTGTATCCTGTAAATCCGGTGTAACCAGTAAAACCAGTAACACCTGTATAACCCGTGTATCCAGTGTAACCTGTGTATCCAGTCCAACCTGTGACACCAGATTGTCCAGTATAACCAGTGTATCCAGTGTATCCAGTGTGACCAGTAGGACCAACAATATCAGTAAATACAAGTTCATGTGTTGTAGTATTGTAAGCAACAGGTTTTATAGGATTTGTATAGTAATCTTGAAAAGGTAATGCGTTTATAAACATTGAAGCAGCTAAATTAATATTTAAACTTGATTGAACATTAGAAATAGTAATAGGAAGAGGACCATTAAAATATGGATTGCTAATAGGTAATAATGTTTGTAAACCCCATTTCCATAATATTTCTGCTTCTATTTGCTGTCTTTCAATTAAAGAAACTGATCTATTAACGATTACTATTTCAGCTATTCCTGATGCTATAGCAAAATTTATATTACCATTATAAGAATTTATAAACAAATTAGAAATATAAGAACCTGTATAATATATAGGTGCACCTAATGTATCAACAGCATATGCTAATTCACCATTAATATATGTTGATATTAGATTTAAATTTGCAGGGTCAATTGACACAAATTCTAACAATTGCCAGGTGTTTTCAACTGTTGCTTGTATACCTTGTTTATACCTTGAAATTAATATATTATCTGTATTATATTGTGTTACTTGATAATTATTAAGTAAACTTGGATAATAACTTGCTAATGTATAAAATCCTTCACTAGTTGATGTACTCTGTGCTTGTATCATCGGACTTGATACATTTTGATTAATAGGATAATATAATAAAAATACTGAAAAACCACTTCTGTTCACATTATATGAACTTACGGACATTTGCTGTCCTTTTATAAAAGATAATATACCTTTGTTATTTAATGCATTTTCTATAAATAAAGGACTTGATCCTAAATTCGGTGCATTTGCAACATAACCATTTACATTACTTGGCCATGATGATACTTGTTCTCCTGTTATATAACTACCCGATAATGTATTTGCATCTAACCATAATTCAACATTAGGTATACTTGAGATAAAATTAAATCCTGATTCATAACCAATGAAATCCACCAATGTTATTGAACCAGTATTTTGATAGGATGGACCTGTCTCACCTCTTGGTCCTTGAGCTCCTGCTATACCAGTATATCCTGTTGGACCAACACTACCTGTATATCCAGTGTATCCAGTGTATCCAGTTGGTCCAGTAAATCCAGTTGCACCTACTGTTCCTTCTGGACCAGTTATTGGTCCTATATCAACCCATGTACTAGACTCGGAGTATACCCATAAATTATTGTCTATTAAATATGCATCTCCAATTGTAGCCGATATCGGAAGTAATGATGAATTTGCAACTCTACCTATTATTCTTATAGTACCTAATGTTACCCCACCTACTAAGGTACCTGCTGGTAATTCTATTATACCATCGTGTGCTATAATAGGGATTCCATTTAAATACATAGTATTCGTATAAATATTTCTAAAACCAAATCCGGTTGCACCCAAATCATAAGAATTATCAACATTTGGTGTTATACTATGTATTAAAGTACCATCTGCTAATAAAACACCTGTATTCGCAGTTGCACCTGTTGGTCCAGTTAATGAATATAAATTATTGAAAAGTTCATACGTAACCTTTTCAACAACTGATTCTAAAAATGCATTATTAACTTTAAAACTCATTTTACTATATTATAATATAAAAATTTTAATACAAAATTTATAAAAATCATAATTTAAATAAAAATGGATTGTTTAATATGTTTATGGAATAAAGCGGTTTTTTATTTTGATGATAAAGAATACTCAAAACCGTTCATAAATACAGAAACATATAAGTTGTATAAATACACTGGATATAATCATGTAGTAAATCCAAATTCCTTTAATCCATGTTATGTTTGTAATGACTGCTTATTATTCAATATATATTGTTGTAATGAAGAATTAAAATATAATTGTCTAATAGAATTAAAGAAATATTTAGTTTGCTTAGAAATAGCAAAAATGTATAATATACCAAATGAAATATTTAAAAAAATTATATCTTTTTAAAATATAAATGGAAGATAAAAGAACATACACTTTTAATCAAGCAGTTAAATTTATAGAAAAAAATGACTTGGAAAATTTTAAAAAAATTCATGATATAAATATAAAAAATCATATTGATGAAAATTTATTAATGTATGCATGTAAAAATAATAATTTAGATTTTATAAAGTATATTATTGAAAACAAATTATTAGATATTAATTCTCTAAATAAAGAATCATTAAACTGTTTATATTATATTAATTATGAAACTGAAGAAGATGAAAATAATGTAAAAAACATTTTAAATTTTTTAATAGAAAATAATATAGATGTATTTAAACCAACACAAAGAAAAACAAATATATTTTTACATATACGTGATAAAATAAATGCATATGAAAAACTTAATGAAAAATTAGTTGTTAAACTTAAATCATATTTTACAATTTTATTAAATTCATATGAAAAATATTTGATTAATAATATTAATGATAAAAATTTTGTAGATGTTACAGTATTTAATATATATTGGTGCCCTGTAAATACAATAGATAGATTAATAAAAAATCTTAATTTGTCTATTGACTATTGTATTCGTATATTAAGCAAATTAATATTACAACTAGGTGAAGTTAATGAAATATGCGAAGATATAAATTGTTTTAAAATAAATATCGAAAACTTTACATCAGCATTCAAAAAATTTATTAATAATTATAAAAAATATTTTAAAATTAATAATCATGCATTACAATTTTTAATAAAAATTTGTAATAAAAAATATGATGGATACGATAAATTAAAATATAAAATATTAATAAATAATATTATAAATAATATACAAGATCTAATTAAAAATTTGAAAGATACTAAAAATATTATTACTAATAATGAAAAAGTAAGAATAATAAAAAATATAATTATAGAAAATAATACTAAAGTAAATAAAAGAGAAGAATTAATAAAAAATTTATTAGAAGAAGAAGAAAAAGAAGAAAAGAAAAAAGAAAATGAAAAATTAAAAAAAATATATTCAACAACTGATTTAACAAGTGATTTAACAAGCGATTTAACAATCAATGATTTGACAAGCAATGATTTGACTTTTGAAACAAAAATAGATGATAAAGCTTTAGAATGGTGTAAAGATGAAGAATATATTAAAACAATTAGAAAAAAATTTTTTAACGAAGATAATATAACATTTAACGATGACAATAAAGCAATTAAAGGTGGTTATACAAATCCTAAAAAAATGTTTGAATATATAATATTTAATTATATCAAAGACTATTTAATTTATATAATAAGCAAAATTGATGATAAATTTAAATTAATATTATATGGTGGAGCTTGTGTTGAATATTATTCTAAAGGTAAATACAAAACAAATGATTTAGATTTTAAATTATATTCAAGAGATGGTATTGTTAAAACTATAGATGAACAAGTAAATTTTTTAAAAGATAAAGTTTTACCTTATATATCTTTAATAAATGTAGAAGAAATTTTAAAAAAACCTTGTATTGATTTAACAACAGATAAAGTTATTGAAGGATGGAAACACAGTTTAATTTCAACAAAGGACATTTCACGCTTTAAATATACATACGACGATAGGGGTATTATAAAGATTTCAATATCTGATTTACATATAATAGATATAAATTTGTATAAAGATGAAACTAAAAAAATCGAGGCTATAGAAGTAAATTTAGGTAAAACTAAAATTTATGTAGTTCCGAAAGATAAATTAATAGAAAATTATAATAGAATATATAATGAATACAAACATTATATTAAAAATTACTTAGAAGAAGATTTAGAAATAATTAAACCTGTTAACAATATAAATTTTGATAATATTGTTAGATATATAGGTGAAAAAGCTAAAAAATATCTTGAAATATTAGGTGTTAAAATTGATGGTTATAAGAAACGTTCTTTAAAAAGAAAAAGTTCTTTAAGAAAAAAAAGTAAGAAACGTTCTTTGAAAAGAAAAAGTAAGAAACGTTCTTTCAGAAGAAAAAGTAAGAAACGTTCTTTGAGAAGATATTGAAAATTTTTAAATCAAATCAATGATTTAAAAATACAAAAAATTGTTCAAATTATTTCTTTATTTTATTTTTTAACTCGTGTTTCATGTTTAATTTTTGTACAATTCTTGACACATCACAAATCTCTAAATTTTTACCTACTTTTATCATTTTTTTAGGATCATAACCATCTTCCCCATATATTAATTGATATATATTATTTACAGAATCGCGACAAGTTCCATCATAATGTGTTTTAATATCCTCTGTAAGTTTAATAATTCTTCTTTGCATATATCCTGAAGTTGCTGTAGACATTGCTGTATCACATGTAGATTCACGACCAGACATATTATGAAAATAATATTGTTTAGGATTCAACCCTTTAATAAATGACGAATCTATAAATCCTCTTGATTCATATTCATTTTGCAAATTTAAATTTTCATATGGATAATGTGGAAGTGTTCTTTTTCCATTGTTTAACAATAATTTTACTCTCTGACCTGAAATATTTTGTTGTCCAAGTAATCCAGTGATTTGGGCAATATTAAAGAAATCTCCTTTTGATCCTGATTTTACAGTACTTAAGAAATTATTTTCAGGAGCTAGAGCTTCTTTTGCAATTCTTAAACCTACATCTTTTGCTTTACTTAGTGTATTAGTTATACGTATTTCTCTAATATTATTATGTTTAATTGTACTTTTTATATTTTCTGCTTCAATATAACATTTTTCTATTACATCATTGATTTTTTCTACTTTATCTTCTCCTTGTACCATACAATCTTCCAAACCTACACTAAATCCTGAAATTAATAACCAATTATTTGCTACATAATGTATACCATCTATGAATTCAGCTGCAGAATCTGGTCCATATTCTTTATGTATAGTTTGTATCAGAGAATTATGAACAGAACCTAATATATTTTTATCTAAAGCACCTTCATATAATACACCTCTATATATTTTTACAATAGGTTCATTTGGATCTGCATTATTTTTCTTTTCATATATAAGATCATCCGGTAATATTAAAGAAATTAATCCTTTTCCATGAAAACATTGGATTTTTTTACCTTTTTCTTTATATATTCTACGTATATGATTAATTTTATTCATTATTTTCTCAATAGAATATCCTGTTGTTAACGAAATATTGAAAAATTGTTCTTTATTTACTGGTTTAATTCCTAATGTCATTCTATAAGAACCTACTAAAGCATCTTGTACTATACACATTACATTCTTCGAACTTTGCGAAGATATTATTTTATGTTTTGAAGCAGATAATAATCTGAGTTCCGCCTCTGCTTCTAATGAGGCAGGAACATGTATATTCATTTCATCTCCCGTTACTACCTTATATCTCTATAAGGACTAGACTGTACCTTAAGCTATCATCGGGGTTGACGCCCCTCAAACCAACACCTTACCAGTCGTTGAGACTTTCTCATACTAAGTCATATTAAGCTTAGAGAATAGCCTGCGGATTGTCTAATTCTTAACCTTTTTACCATTGTGTACGACAATTAATCGTGTTCCCCTTAAAAGTTTCCAAATAAGGGTGGTAGTTAAGACTCTAAAGAGTTCCCCGCAACCAGGTGTTTCGCAAGAATATTAATTTTTTCTTACTAGGGGATTGCAAACTTTTAATTTCCCCTGTTTTCGACCTTAGAAATACAAATCGAAATCGGCATTAAATGATTTATTTATACT